CTCCTGATGAGGCGACAGACTCCGGGCCGGAGCGTAAGCTATGACTTCGAGACATTGAGGCGACCTCCGGGTCGCCTTTCGCTTGGCAGCCGACATGTGATGTCGGACGCGATGCATCCCATGACCAGCGACCCCGACATGCCGTGAGACATCGATGTTTCACGGGCCGCCACCCCTACCACCCCCCCCCTGGTCAAGGGACCGTACTTCCTTTCCAGCCCCCTGCGGGCCCGGAGGACCCCGCGGGATGGCTAGTCTGAGAGTAAATTCAAAGCCTAAAGTCCTAAAGAGTGGCTAAAGAGCTAAAGAAGCAGCGGTAAAGAACTCATGGAAGGCTCGGTTTCGAAAGGGGACTTTGCAGCCATCATCGGCGTCTCGCCCGGCCGCATCAGCCAGTACATCGCCGCCGGCAAGATCAGCGCCGCATCGCTGGTCGGGCAGGGGCGCAATGCCAGGATCGATGTCGAGCGGGCCAAGGCAGATCTTCGCAACTCGCTGGACATCTCGCAGCGCCTCGGCAATGGCATTGATACTCGCCTTGACCCAGACCTGCCGCTTTATCAACCACCTGCCTCGCAACCTTTGCCAGGTTCATATACGCCGCCACCGCTGGCGCCAGTCGGTATCGACAACGACATCAAGGCAGAGAAGCTCAAGCAGCTCCAGCGCGCCAACCGCGCTGGCGCCATCGTCGAAGCGCAGAACCGGGGTCAACTGATCGAGACTGCCGCCGCCCGCGCAGAAATTGCTAAGGCGGCGAGCAGTATGTTGCAGATGTTCGAGGGCTCTTTGGCTGAGATTGCCTCGGCCGTCTCCGCCGAATTCAAGATGCCGCAACGCGATGTCCTGCATCTGATGCGCAAGAAGTTCCGAGAGGTTCGTCAGGGTGCGGCCGACAAGATGCGGAAGCTGGCGAGTGATGTGCCAGCATCGCTCGAGACGGAACTCGACGGGGACGATATCGAAAGCTTGAACTGACATGACTTCTGTCGTCGTCGATACCGCCAATGCCGAACGCATCGGTTATGACGTGCTGGCCGAGATCTGGCAGCCGCCGCCGGAAGTCGACTACCTTGGCTGGGCCGAGGACAACATCGAGTTTTCCTCGCGCGAAAGCCCGTTCCAAGGCAAGTACAATCGCAACCTCTTTCCGTACTTTGACGAAGTACTGAGGGCTCTGTCACCGGACGACCCCTGCCGCGTGGTGACGGTCGAGGCTTCGGCACAGATCGGCAAGACGACCGTCGCCAACATCTTCACCTGCGGTTCCATCGAGATGGATCCGGGCGATTTTCTCTACGTCCATCCGACCGAGAACAATGCCCAGCGCTGGTCGAAGATGAAGCTTGCGCCGATGCTGCGCAACACGTCGTCGCTGGCGCGACTCTTCCCGATGAAGAACCGGGATGGCCTCGACAGTGTGCTCTACAAGGAGCGTGTTGACGGCCGCGGTGCCATCCAGATCTCCGGCGCTAACTCGCCGGCGTCGCTGTCACAGGTGACGATGAAACGACAGGTCCAGGACGACCTGTCGAAATGGGAAAACAATTCCGGTGGCGATCCGGAGACGCAGGCGGACAGTCGCTCTCGCGCTCATGAGTTCGCCAAGATCCTGAAAATTTCTACCCCGCTTGTGATGCCGGGGTGCAGGATCACCCGGAATTTCGAGGACGGCAGTCAGGAATACCCCTATGTGCCGTGCCCGCATTGCGACCATTTCCAAGTTCTGGAATGGGAGAACATGCTGGCGAACCTCGACGAGGAAAAGCCAGAGAGCGCACATTTCACCTGCATAGAATGCGGGTGCGAGATCCACGAACACCAGCGCGCGCAGATGATGCGACGCCTGGAGTTCCGGGCGCACAACCCGAAGGCCAAGCGCCAGCATCGCTCGTTTTACATCTGGTCAGCCTATTCCGTTTTGCAGAGCTGGGAGCGCATCGCCCGCGAATGGCTTGCGGCGCGCGGTGACCCGGCATCCGAGCAGACCTTTCTCAATGACACGGTCGGTAAGGCCTACGTCACCGCCGGCGAGGCGCCACCTTGGGAAACGCTACGCGATCGCGCCACTGCTTCGGACTATGCCAGGGGTCGCATCCCGGCCGGCGGCATCATCGTCACGCTCGGCATTGACTGCCAGGGCGACCGTGTCGAATGGCAGGCGGTTGCATGGGGAAGGGACTTCCGCCGCTTCGTCATCGATTGCGGCAAGATACCCGGCCACATTTCAGATGCAGCCTGTCAGGAACGCCTCGACGCGATGATGGTCCAAGCTTGGACGAACAGCTACGGCCAGCGGCTGACGCCGGATAAGGTTGCGATTGACGGTAACGCCTATACCGAGGAGGTCTGGGAGTGGGCCAAGCGCCATCCTGCGTCGCACGTCGTCATGGTGCGCGGTTCCAACACGGACAGCGCGCCGTTGACGCAGCGGGTCAAGAAGGAACGCAACCACAAGACCGGTAAATTGCTGAAATATGCACGCCGGTTCTACAACTTCAATGCCAGCGTCCTGAAGATGGCGCTCTACCGCAACGTCGCTAAGCTCGACCCGCTGGAGCGTGGCTATGTCGGCTTCCCGACCGGGCTTGATGACGAGTATTTCCAGCAGCTCACGGCTGAGCGCCGTGTTCCGAAAAAGCGCAAGGACGGCTTCACGGAATACAAGTGGGAAAAGGACGCGATGCAGCCCAACGAGATGCTGGATACCATGAACCAGGCGGAAGCTGCGGCGATCCTCTTCGGCATTCGTGGCCTCCCAGACCAGATATGGGACAAGCTCGAAGCCGAACGCGAAGTCCACGCACCATCGGCACAGCTCGATTTCGAGGAAGGGCTATTCGCCGTCAGGTCGGCGAGCCCGGTTAAAAAGCCTGCAACCCAGCCAAAAACCGCAGAGAAAACCAATCGATGGCTAAATCGCACCTGATGGGCTCGTTGTTTGGCAAAATGCGCTCTGCTCTTTTGCCGACGCCTTCGCAGGCGTTCGATTCGCCGAGGGCGAAGGCTGGGTATCTGCGTGACACCAGGTCGGGAGTGATCAACTCCCGCCCCGCAGCGTTACGCGAGCACAGGGACGACATTTGGCGCGCGTGGGATCGAACCGCCGCGCTTGCGATGGACCTCATACAGAATTCCGGCCGGCTCAAGGGCGCTTGCGATCAGATAATCGCGGATACGGTAGGATCCGAGCTTACGCTCAACCCGCAGCCGGATCTTGCTGGTCTGGGTTACAATGACGCCGAACGCCGTGAGTGGATCACGCTCGTTAAAAAGCGATGGAAACAGTGGGCATGGAACCCGGCTGAGTGCGATCTGCGCGGCAAGCTGACCATTCCCCAGATGGCTGATATCGGCATTCGCTGGTGGATCGCCTATGGCGAAAGCCTCGCCGTTTTGTCACATATGGATGCTGGCCTTCAGCGCCGCTATGGCATTGGCACAAGCACGAAGATTTCGATGGTACCGCCAACTCGGTTGGTGCGCGACACCCGCGAACTTGATCGCCTGTTTCAGGGGGTACTCCAGGACGAGAATGGTAGGCCCACGGGGTATCGCTTTCGCTATCGGGAGAACGGCCTTCCTGTGATGCGTGACTTGGCGGCGCGAGACGCGGATGGCATGCAATTGGTTCTGCATGCCTTCGATCCGATGGACGCCACCGATGTTCGCGGCATCTCGCTGCTTGCGCCAACATTTCGGCGATATATCCAGCATGAAATGCTCGACGATGCGACGTTGCAGACGTTCATCCTGCAGACGCTATATGCAGTCACTCTCACCAGTGAAGCTCCAAGCGCCAGCGCCTTCGAAGCGCTCGAGGCTTTGAAGGAGTATGCACCTGATTCAGCAACAGGGTTCGCCGAGGATTTTGCCAAGTATCTCGAAGCCCAGATGGATGCTGCCAGCAAGTCGCGCATAAGTGTTGCGGCCGACCCGACTGTCTCTCACTTGGCGCCAGGCGAAGAGTTGAATTTCAAGCAGGCCTCCGTTCCTGGTGGAGAATATCTGCCGTTCGCCGATAGCCTCTCTCGCGACACGGCTCGGGCCTTGGGTATCACCTTCGGTGGTCTGACCATGGACTATTCAAAGGCGACCTATTCATCAGTCCGCATGGAAACTTCTTCGCTCTGGCCTGTCGTCATGCGTCGTCGCGAGAGGATCGCGGCTCCGCACTACCAGTTCCCTTATGAGAATTGGCTCGACGAACAGATTTTCAGGAACAAGATTCCATTCAAGGGCGGCTATGACGCGTTCGCCGCCAATCGCGATCGGGTTTGTTGGGCGATATGGCAGGGGCCGGCGAAGCCCACCGCCGACGATTTGAAATCCGCCAAGGCGTCGAGCGAGCGTATTGTAAACGGGACGACCTCACTCGCGCGGGAATGCGCTGTAGACGGTAATGATCCCGACGAAGTCTACGAAGAGCGCCTTCAGGAGCATCGCCGTTACATCGCCGATGGAATGCCTTCGCCCTACGAGCGCGGGCTTCCAAGTGATCCGGCAGACGGTCAAGATCCTGCACTTCGCGAGAAAGCAGACAGCTGATGCCCACAGTGACGATCAACGGACTAGTCGTCGACACCGACGATCCATGTGCGCTTTATCAGGCGCTGTATGCCGTCAAGCTCAAGCGTCTCGCTGGCGAGCAGGTAGCCGAAACAGAAATCCGATCGCCGGTCGGGCAACGTCGCATTCAGGTCGCCAGTGTCAGCATGCCAGATCTCGATGCTGAGTTGAACCGGCTTGCCGACGCATGCTCGCAGAAGAACGGCGGCCCACGCCGGCGCTTTGCCAAGAGTATTCGCTGGAGCTGCTGAAGGAAAATCCATGAGTTTCGCATTCGCACAGCTTTCGCAACGATTGTTCGACACGCCTTTGATGTACGATGAGCGCAAGGCCGAGACTTTCGTCCGTGCCCTCGGGCCCCGCATCGCCGGTACCGACATTATTGTAGCGAACGGCAACGGGGGGATTGATCATGTCGCGTTCGCGAACGGTCGACCGTCCGCAGGTAAGGTTGGCGATCAGCTCGGCCGCGCCTATCAACGCAGCGGCTTCGCCTTGTTTGACACCTTTGAGAATGCCGCGATCATCCCTGTCGAAGGAAGTCTGATCCACAAGGGTGCTTGGGTCGGCGCCTCATCAGGCGAGACATCTTATCAGGGTCTGCAAACGCAGATCACAGCGGTTCGCCAGGCCTACGCCGCCAACAAGATCAAAGGAGCGATATTCGAGGTCGATTCCTTTGGCGGTGAAGTAAACGGTGCTTTCGAGACTGCCGCAGCTATGCAGGCCATGTCGAGAGAGATGCCGACGCTCGCGATCCTGACGGATTTTGCCTATTCCGCAGGTTATCTGCTCGCCAGCCAGGCGAGGCAAATCATCATGCCCGAGTTTGGCGGCGCTGGGTCGATCGGTGTGATCATCCTGCACGCGGACTATTCCGCTGCTCTTGAACAGGACGGCATCAAAGTCACCATCATTCGCTCCGGCAAGATGAAGGCCGAGGGCAATCCTTACGAAGCACTGCCGGCACGTGTCGCTGAGCGCTGGCAAGCGCAGGCCGATATGATGCGTGAAAAGTTCGCAGAGACCGTTGCCAAGGGCAGGGGCAAGCGCATCACCAAAGCCAAGGCGTTGTCGACGGAGGCTGATGCCTTCGATGCCAACGAGTCCTTAGCGCTCGGTCTCGTCGATGCAATCGCCGACCCTCTGGAGGCTTTTGCCGCCTTCATCAAGGACATTAACCGGAGCTGACCATGTCAAGCCTTCTTGCCGTCATTCGGGCTGCAACTCAGCCCGAAACGATCATCGATTCCCCGGAAGGGGTTATGCCGGGCGCGGACGCGTCCAATCCTGCAACGCCGCCTTTGGCGGCATCAACGACAGAGGATCAGATGTCTGACACTCAGAAGAAGCCCGGCACAGCGGATGCGGATGCCGGGCAGGCGGAGGCCATTGCCAAAGCCACCAGCGACGGTCGCGCCGAAGGTGTGAAAGCTGCAAACGAACGCATGGGCGCTATTATCGGCGCCGATGGCATCAAAGGCGATGGCAAGCGCATGGCCGCTGCCCTGGATCTCGCCACCAGTTCACCGGACATGTCGGCCGAGGCCGTCGGCAATTTCGTCAAGGCCAACGTGCCGGAAACGAAGGCGGCAGCAGGTGATGGCTGGGGTGACTACGCCTCGCGTCGCCTCGCCGCCGCCGGTCTCGCGCAGCCTGACAATAAAGACAAGGGCACCGCTGGTCGCCAAACCCTTGCCGCCTCCGTCGATCGCACCAACAAGCGCCGCAAGTAAGGATATCTGAACGATGACACAGATTCTTTCCGACGATCGCCACACAACGGCGAGCTATATCGTCTCCGAAGCAAACGGCTTTCGTTCGCGTGAAGTCGCCATCATTGCCAGCGGTTCCGGCAAGCTCAAGGCTGGCACGGTGCTCGGCAAGGTTTCGCTGGGATCGGCGACGGCCGTCGCCAAGAGCGGCGGCAATACCGGTAACGGCACGATTAGCGCCGTGACTCTGCTCAATGGTGCAAAGGCGGGCGTCTACAAGCTTCGCTTTACATCGGCCACGGCATGGGCGTTGACCGATCCGGATGGCTTCGATCTCGCGCCAGGCGCGAACGGCGCGGCCAATGCCAATGACCTTGCCTTCACCACTACGGCAGGCGGCACCGCCTTCGTTGCTGGCGACGGTTTCGACATCACGGTCGCGCTGGGTGGCGGAAGTCTCAAGCCGCTTGCCCCCGCTGCAACTGATGGCACCCAAAACGCCGCCGCAATCCTCTTCGAGGGATGCGACGCCACATCTGCTGATGTCCGTCGCACCTATACCGCACGGGATTCCGAAGTGCAGGCCGACATGCTGACCTGGCCTGTCGGTATCACTGATACTCAGAAAAACGCCGCGCTCGCCTCTCTGGCTGCGTTGGGCATCATCGCCCGATAAGGAGGGGCGCATCCATGGCACTTGTCGTAGATATCTTCAACCAGAACGCATTCGGTGTCCTTGATTTTCAGGAACAGGTCGTCGAGCGCATTGACTTCAAGCCTCAGCTCCTCGGTTCGCTGGACCTCTTCGATCCGATTTACTCGTTTTCGCGGATGATCGGTGTTGCGGACCGCAATGGTGTTTTGTTGCTCATCCCCACATCGGAAAACGGAGCGCCGCCGGAGGAGCTGATCCCGCGCGGCGCGGAGGTTCGTGCATTCCAGGCGGTACGCCTCGCTAAGGGATCGACGATCTACATGATCTCGATCGCCCAGACGCTGGCTCTGCCTTTCGACCAGCAGACGCGCGAGATCACCCAGGAGGTTACCGATCGGCAGGCGCAGATCATGGACGACATGGAACTCACCTGGGAACATATGCGTTTCGGCGCAATCCAGGGACGCGTCCTTGATGCTGATGGAGCAACTGTCCTGTTTGACTGGTATTCAGTCTGGGGTATCGCTGAGCCGGCGGAGATTGATTTCGAGTTGGATGTCGCGACGACTGACGTCCGTAAGAAATGCCGCGACGTCAAGCGTGCCATGCAAGTCGCCGCCAAGGGCAGCTGGACACCCTCCACCAAGGTCGGCTCCCTCGTCGGCGACACCTTCTTCGATCTGTTGCTCAATCACCCGCAGATCAAGGAAACTCGCATCAACACCGACCGCGCGCCGACGCTGGAGAATATCGAAGGCTATTCCTCCGTTGAGATCGAAGGCATTACCTTCATCAATTATCGCGGCACGGATGATGGCTCGACGATTGCCATTGCGACGGACAAGGCGCGTTTCTTTCCGATCGGTGCGCGAGGCGCCTTCCAGGTTGGGTGGGGTCCGGCGAGCGAGTTCAAAGCCGGCCTCAACAAGCGGGGCCAGCCCGTCGTCGGTATGGTGCTCGCCGATCCCTCCGGTCGCGAAGAATGGGACCGCGTGGAGAATTACAGCTATCCGCTGTTCATCTGCACGCGCCCGGAAATGCTTCTTCGCGCCAAGGCAGCCTAAACGATTGAGGGCGGCCATTGGCCGCCCTCTCATCCATCCACAAACTTGAAGGCGTGATTTGATGGATTGGACTTCCGCCCTCAGCAACATGGAGTCGGTTTGCGCCGGCGTCTTCGACGTGACGCCTTGCCAGCTTCAGCCGCGCACCAAGGGACGTTCCGTCAATCATGGAGCGCAGGATGATCCGAGCCGAGTGCCCATCGATTTCGTGGGGACCCTTGAGCTTGGGCCGCCGTCGACGAAGGTGTGGCGGCATCTCTCGCCGGACCCCGGAGACGCTGGCAATCGCAGCGACACGGTTTCCTACGATGCGGTGCTGACGGCACACACGGGCAACTGGCCATACAAGGCCGAGCGCGAGGATTTCTTTATCGTTGGCGCTGACACCTGGCGCATCGCCGCGATCCTGCAGGACGGCACTGTGCGTCCGGCATTTCTGTTGGTGAGAGCGTGATGTTAGCAGCCGAAGCCCTTCGCCTTTCTGCGATCGAGATTCTTCTGCCGACGGCAGTGCAGGAAAGCGGCCCATATCCGACGCTTGCTGGCTACCGTGTCTACGACAGCCGCGCCGTGGCATTGGAAGATCTCGATCAGGATGGGCCGTATACGCCCGTTCTCTCTTTATATACGCCGGAGAGTGGTGCCAAATTGCGCGGCCCGCATTCCGCCGCGGGCGATACCGAAGCCGATGCGGTTCTGGAGATTGTCGCGGAGTTGGCGGTTTCGGCGGTGGACAATGGTGTGACCTATGTTGACGCCATGCCGGCGACCGATCCGGAAGCACGGCTCGTGCTGGCGGCGCTTTGTGCACAGGTGCGCCGCCTGTTGGAGCGCAGCCAGGTCGGCGGCCTGTGGCGCCGGCTGGTGCGCCAGATCACGGAAACGGAATACAAGACCTTCGCCGTCCCGGAAATCGGCCTGCGCTGGCATCGCGTCACGATCCGCATGCATTGCGAGATCCGAGACGATGATTTCGACATGGAGGCCGGCGGTCTGCCGGAGCCGATCAAGTCGCTCTATGCGTCGCTGCCGGACGCGTCCTACGCCAAGGCCAAGCTTGCTGCCCTAGCTGCGCACTTCGATCCCGAGATCCTTCCGGCCCTGGACGAAATCCATGTGACGAGCGGGCCGGTGAAATACGGCCTGAAGCCACCAACACCCTGACATCGGAGCCTGTCATGTCCGACAAGATCTACGTGCCGCGTGACGGCATACGCATCCCCATGCCCGGCAATGCCGGCGACTGGCCCGCCGATGGGCGACCGGTCAATGAACTCAGCCCCTATGAGCGCCGCCTGGTGAAGGACGGCGACCTGATCCTGAAACCCGTAGCCCCGCCCAAGAAAGGGCAGGGCGGCGACACCGGAGGTGAACAATAATGGCGTCCAATATTCCGGCCAATCTGACGGCCCCGATCTTCACCTTCGACGTGACGAGCGGCGGTGCGTTCGAGAACGAAAACCGGCTGATCATCCTTGCGCATGGCCTTGACGCCGGCAGTCTCGATGCTGGCCAGATCGCCATCTGCAACACCAAGACTGACGCTCGCGTGCTTGCTGGTGCGGGCTCAATGCTGGAAGCGATGTTTCTGATCTCACGCGCCAATGCGCCGGCGCAGGAAATCTGGATCGGCCGCGTTGCGGATACCGGCACGGCGGAAGCGCGCACGATCACCATCGGTGCGGTTCCTGCGGCCGGCGGCCAAGGCATCCTCCAGATCGCCGGCGAAAGCATCTCGTTGCACATCAACGCCGGCGATACCGCGAACGCCGTCGCGACAGCGCTCGCGGCCGCCATCAATGTTTACTACAATCGCCTGACCGGCATGTCGCTGCCCTTCACGGCGGCGGCGGCAACCAATGTCGTGACAATCACGGCGCGGCATAAGGGCGCCTATGCGACAGGCCTCGATATCTTCATTCCTGTGCTCGATACGGTGAACGCGTTTGCTGGCTTGCTGACCATCGCGACGAGTGTCGCCGGCACCGGCGTGCCGGATCTGAGTGATATCCTGGCGGCGATGAATGATGACCCCTTCGAGATGATCGTCTCTGCCTTTGGCGATACCGCGAACCTGACGCGGCTCGACACCTTCCTCAACACCGTGTCCGGCCGATGGTCCTATGAGCAGCAGCTCTACGGCCATGCCTTCTATCCGGCGACGGACACGTCGTCCAACCTGGTGACGAAAGCGCTCGGCAAAGATAGCTGGCATCTTACCATGATCCCGCGCTTTTCCGCCGGCGGCTTCGCCGAGCCGGATTATCTCTGGGTCGCCGGCTTCGTTGCCCGCATCGCGGCATGGGCAGGCGGCGGCGCCAACGGCGACGTCTCGCGCAACCAGACCGGCCTAGTCGTCCAGGGGCTGTCTGCGCCGCGCGAGCGCAATTACTGGATGGATTATGCCACGCGCGACGCGCTGCTGAAAAACAGCGTCTCCACATGGAAGATCGACCGCAGCGCCAATGTGCTGATCGACAAGATCATCACCCAGCAGCAGACGAACAACGGCGCGCCGGACACGACATTCCGCGATATCCAGAAGATCTATCAGCTGATCTACGCACTGAAGAAGTTCCGCGCCGATCTCGCGGCCGAGCATTCGAATAAGGCGATCGCCGACAGCAATCCATCGAATCTCGCATCGATCTCTACGGTCAAGGATATCAAGGCGACGCTATTCCATAGCTATCAGCAGATGGATGGTGTGCTGGAGAATTCCGAAGCCGCGCTGGCCTCCCTGGTGGTCACGCGCGATGCGGATAATGCGAACCGTGTCAACGTCTCGCTACCGCTCGACTTCGTCAACCCGCTCGACATCCTCGCGGGTCTCGCCACCGCCTACAGCCAATTCGCGACGGCCGCTTGAAGCGCCCGGCTCAATAGGAGATACAGACCATGGCAGGTAAGGATTTCGGCGGCACGATTAACGTCCGCCTTTC